CGTCTGGATCTGCCGGGGGCCAGCGGGAGCGCCGGGCGCGGCGGGAGCGCCGGGCGCGCCGCCCGGCCAGTACCTTGCGCCGGGCGTGCGAGCGCGCCCGAGAATATCGCGGCGCGCGGCAAGGTCCTGCTTGACCTGCGCGAGGCGCGCAAGCGTGTCCCGCTGGTTCGACAGCAAGTCGCTGCCGCCAATTTGCCGTTCAACCCGATCGATATCCCGGTTCGACACCTGCTCGTCGCTCGTGGTCGCCGCGGCGATCTGGGCGATGAGCATCTGGCGCATGGCCTCGGCCGCGGGAATGTCCGTGCGGAACCCGTTGAACCTCTGGATGACCTCGGGCGAGAAAGCATTGTTGGCGACCGCGCGCTCGAGCTCCTGTTGCTGGTAGCCAAGCAACTGGCCCACCTCGCCGCCGGCCGCGATGGCGTTCTGGAGGGTGCCTTGGATGCGGCCCACAAGGCCCTGCACGCCGGGGTTGGCAGAGACCAACGCGGCGTAACGCTCAACCGTACCGGCGGCCTGCTCGATGCTGAGCAACTGCCTGTCGATGTTGTTGGTGACGCCGGTCCCGAGTTCGTTGAGGCCGCCCTGCGGGCGCGGCATGTCGGTCACCGACACGCCGGCCGGGAGCGGCTGCTGGGTCTGGGCGTCCACCCAGACGTTCTTGGTGTAGTCGAAGCGCGCGGGAAGCGTCCGCTTCCCGTCGGGCCCGTCGACGATGTAGGCGCCGAACCTGTCGGCGCGCTCCGTCGGGGCCGCCGCAGCCGGCTGGCCGACAGCCGCAGGCGCCGTCACCCAGCGCACGGTGCCGTCAGGCGCCCGCACAGGCTTGAGGTCGACGTTGCCGGCCACGATGGCGAGCAGCATCTGGTCGTCGATGAAGCCCTTCTCGCGCAGGTCCTTGATCGCTGCCGCTCTTGCGGCCTCGAAGGTCTCGGGCTTGTCCGGGCCCGAGAAGGTTTGCGTCGTCATCTGGCCGTTGCTGTAGTTCGGCACGATGACCTGGCGGTTGGGCGCGAGCTCCTGCGCGCCAGTAAGCGTCTGCGGCACGCCGCGCGCCGCCGCCTCTTCTGGCGAAAACACGACGGTGCTGCCCTTCGGCAAGTTGACGCCCTTGGCCCTCTCCGCGTTGACCGCGTTCTGGCCTTGCTGCATCGCGGCGACGTCCACGGGTTCGAACCCGCCCGCGGCGGCCTGCGCGCGCGTCATCTGGATGACCCGGCCGGTGGCCCGGTCTCTGACGGCGACCACGCCTTCGCCGCTGAGAACGGCTGCGTTCTGCTGGTCTTGCGGCAGGTTGGCCAGCGTGCGAGCGCGCTGCTGGTCGAGCGTGAGCGGGATCGCCGGGCCGCGCAGCACGCGGCCGTCGGGCAGGACGGTTTCCTCTCCGGGCTTCAACTCCACGGTGCCGATCTGCATCTGCGGCACGCCGTACTGCGACGCGAACTTCTGCGGAACGAACCTCGTGGCGCCGGGCGCCACGGGCGTCGTCATCGCGACATCGAGGCGGCCTCCGCGCTCGTTGTCCGACTTGTACCGATCCGTCTTGTCGGTGATGAGCAGCCGGTCCATCGCCCCCCTTTCGGCGATGCGCTTTTCCTCGAGCGCGTTCTGGAGCGTCTGGCTGTGGCCGAGAAAGGTGTTTCCGGCGTTCCGGCCGACGGCGAAGACCCACGGGTCCATGCCGCGCATGTCCCCTCCCGCCGCCGCGCGCTGCGTCGCCGCGTAGAGGTCGGTAAGGAACTGCGTCTCCTGCTTCGTCTTCGCCGCGTTGGCGAAGCCGGCAGCGTCGGTGCCGCTCGGCGGCGCGAACAGGTTGGAGAGGCCCTGCGCGGCCTCTGCGAAGCCGGCGCTGTTGAAGCCGCCGCCGTATGCCGGGTTCCTGCGCGTGGGCATGTCCGGTCCTCAGTACGGAGAGAAGAAGCCGAACGAGCCTGGCGCGTTCGACATGCTGGTGCTGCGCATCGTGTGCAGGGCGCCGGCGCTCGGCCGGTTGAACATGTCGCCGAAGCTCGGCCCCTTGCCCGCGAGGCCGGCGCCGATGGCGACACGGCCGCCCAGGTTCAGAACGTCGCCGAGCAACTTCATGCCGCCGCCCTTCGAGTTCGCGGCCTCGAGTTCCATCGGCAGCACGTCTGCGGACGCGCGCTTGAAGCCGCCAAGCTGGCCGACGTAGCCCGCGTCGCGCGCCTGCTGGACGCCGATGCCGCCCAGCGTGTCGCCGAAAGCCCGGAGTTCGCCGAGCGCCTGGTTCTGCTGGGCGCCGTACTGCTTCGCCTTGCCGACCTGCCGGCCGATCTCGTTGTTGACCGCGACGTTGCCTTCACCCGCGCCGCTCGCCATCGGCTGCTCGGCCGCCGCGCCGCGGTTGGTGTTCGCGGCGAAGTAGTCGCCGAGGCGCTGGGACGTCTCGCCCTGCTGCTGGCCGAAATTGGTGTACCGCTCACGCGAGGTGTCGCTGATCGCGCCGGCCTCTTCGCGCAGCGCGCGCTGCCTGTCGGCCTCGGCCACCATTGCGTTGTCGCGCGCCTTGTTGACGCGCGCGGCGGCCTGCTGGTTGGCCAGCATCGACGCGCCCGAGAGCGCGACGCCTGCGATGGTGAGCGGGTCGCACATTATTCGCTGACCTTGACCGCTTTCGAGGGCCCGAACAGGCCGGTGTTGTATCGGCCGCCGTATGCGTTGTTACTGAGTGCGCCGGCGCGCTCAAGCTGCGCCTGCTGGCCGAGGCCAGCGACGAAGGTGGAGAAAAGCTGGCCCAGCGGGCTGTAGCTGTCGGGCTGCGACAGCATCTGCGCCCGCGAGACGGCGTTGTTCGCCGCGGCGTCGGCGTCGCCCGAAGCGTTCAACGTGCGCACGAGGTCGCCGCGCGCCTCCTCGACCTTGCCGCGCGCCTGGCTTGAGTAGGACAGCGCCTTGTCGGCGACGTCGCGGCGGTTCTGGTCGTAGGCGCGCTGGAGCTCGGCCTCCTTCTCCGCGCGGATCGACGAGTTCGTCGTCCCCTTGCTGTCGAGCGAGTAGGCGAGCGCCTTCTTGGCGTCGCCGTACTGCTGGTCGAACTGCGGGTTGAAATAGTTCAGGGCGGCGTCGCGGCGCTGGTCGTAGAAGCTGTCGCCGAACTGGCCGAAGGTCTTGTCGATCGCTTCCGTGCCCTGACGAATGCGCGCCTGGCGCGCTGCCTCTTCGGCCCGCTGCGCGTCCGCGCCACGGCTGCCGCCCTTGCCGCCACCGCCCATCACCGCACCTTCTTGAGGTAGTAGCCGACAGTCTTCGCTCCGGCCGTCAGTTCAAAGAACCGCGCCGTCCTGTCTGGCTGGAAGTCGTTGGAGATCCCGAAGATGATCTCTCGCGCCTGCATGTGCTCGCCCCATTGGACGAACTGCTTGACGAGGAGTGCGGCGGCCCGAGTTCCGCGCTTATCGGGACGCACGTATAGTGCCTCCTGCACCACGAAAAGTCCAGACGTGAACGCATAGCCGTTGGCCAAGGCCATGAGGTATCCCACTACCTCACGCCCCGGGCCCTCGCACACGAAGATCGTGGGGTCGGCGTGCCGAACGGCCTGCTGGAACGTCTCCCGGGTCGCCTCCTCGCTGAAGTCGAGGTGCGGCAGCGTCTCCTCGACCTGCATGCGCGCGAGGCCGACGACGGCCTCCTCGTCAGCCGCGACGGCCAGTCTTGCCAGCATGCGGGCTCACCCACGCGAACTGGTGGAAGGTCTCGCCGTTCTTCCCGTAGCCCTTGCAGACGGCCTCGTGGCGCAGCCCGAGGATCTTGATCCAGCGGTGCGCCTGCTCGTGGCCGTCGATCGAAATGCACTCGATCCGGTGGACGCCGGCCGCGCGGATCTCGGGAAACAGGCGCTGCCGGATGAACCGGGTCAGCGGCATGGCGATCTGGCGGAACTGGCCGGTGGCTAGGAAGAACAGCGTGGCGACGTTGGGCCGGAAAACCCGGACGGCGCCGATCGCCACCGGGATGCCGGCGAGGCTGGCGCAGATCGTGTCGTCGTAGGCGGCGTGGCGCCGGAGAACCTCCTGCGCCACCGGCTCGCGGCCGTCGACCGGCAGCATGGCCGAGAACTCCCGCAGGTCGCTCTCGCGCATGTTGCGCGCGACGTCGAGGATGTCCGACGGGGTGGCGACCTCAACCCGCACGGCCTTCGCCCCCGGCCGCCGAGAACGTCACGACCGTGGCGCCAAGCCGAGCCGCCGTGGAGCCGACGGTCTTGAACCGCAGGCTGAAATGCGTGCTCGAGCCCTGGGCGGCGATCCGCTCGTTCGGGTAGGTCGTCTGGTAGATCGTGGCGACCTTGTCGCTGGCCGCGGGGTCGCCCGGCTCCATCGCGACGCGGATCTCCCACGCGCCGGTGACGGCCGCGTCGATGCCCTCGAGCCGCTTGGGGGTCGTGGGGGAGCCGGCGTCGAAGTACGGCGTCCACGCCTCGGCCTCGGTCGCGTCGTAGGTGGGCGTCGAGCCGGTGCCGCCGTAGACGAAGACCTCGTCGCCGGCGCGCACGTAGACCTTCCTCGAGAAGACCACGGCGTCGTCGATCGACAGCGGCGTGCGGACGCCGCCGTTGAACCACGCCGGCAGGTAGGTCGTCCACGCGCTGACCTTGGAGCCGGGGAAGTAGCTGAACACGTAGATCTCGTCGAGCATGCACAGCCAGAACCGGCCGTCGCTGGGCTCGATGAGGCCGATGATCTTCTGCCGCTGGTCGGACGTGAGCTTGCGCAGCTTGGCCGTGATGAGGCTGTCGACGGGGACGCCGATGTCGCTCGTCGCCGCGGCATTGGAACTGTCGCGGGCCCGCAGCGAGCGCAGCCCGCTCTCGTCGAGGAAGAACAGGTCGGCGTCGCCGAAGTCGGTCACGGAGCGCGGGGAGGCCGTGCCGACGTTGCGCAGCACCTGGCGCAGCACGTTGTTGTTCGGGTCGCTGGCGAACTCCCAGATCTGGACGACGCGCTCGGCAAAGACGGCCACGAACTTCTGGTAGGTGGTCAGCGCGCTCAGGGCTTCCGATCCGGCGGCCTGCGTCGACATGTCGATGAAGAACGCGCCCGTCGTGTCGGTCGTCCAGCCGGTCGGCTTGGACAGCCCGGAGCCGTGGGCCGTCGACCCGGACACCGAGGTCATGCGGGTGCCGATCGTCTTGACGAAGGACCCGGGGGTGAAGGTCCCCGAGGCGTCGACGCCGCCGGCCAGCACGAGGCCGGCAGAGGGACTGACGGCGAAGCCGTTGGCCAGCGTGAAGGCGACGGCGCGGCCGTTGGCGGCCGTGCCCGCGGTCGCGGAGATGATGTTGACCGTGTCGCCGACCGCGGTGGCCGTGTAGTCCGGGCTCGAGACCGCGGCGTTGATGGCGTCGGCGACGGCCGTGGCCGTGGCGGAATTGCTCGTGCGCCAGGCGACCGACGACGAGGTGATCTGCACGCCGTTGACCGAGATGGTGACCGAGGACGCCGTGGCCTCGGCGCCGCCCGACATCGTCGTGACGCTGCCCACGGTGGCCGTGCCGCCGACCACGACCACGATGGCCTTGCCGTTCACCGCCGTGCCGGTCGTGGCGGCCGTGATGACGACGCTCTGGCCGACGCTGGTGG